ATGGCTTTGGCTACCTTCAAACACTACCCCGAAGTAGAGACTGTTCGGGCTGGTCTGCTGTTTGTAGTGAGCGAGGATCTTGTTAAAGATCGCTACGCCATCGAAGATGAAAAGAAGTTATGGGCTAAGTGGCTGGGCAAGTACAGCGACATGGAGTCAGCCTTTGGCAATGATACGTGGAACCCTAACCCCAGCGGGTTGTGCAAGGCATGGTGTCCGGTACTAGAGTGTCCACACAACGGAAGAAACTAATGCCGTATAAGAACAAAGCAGATCGTAAGAAACAGAGTAACCCGCCAGTGGGTAGCCCAGCACATAAAGCCCGTATGGAGAGACAACGTGCTAGGCGTGCTATGGATAAGAACGGTCGTGATGCCAACAGGGATGGGCGTGCTGACAAGCGTGAAGGTAGAGATGTCAGCCACAATAAGATGTTAAGTAAAGGTGGTAGTAACGCAGATGGCGTACGTGTAGAAAGCGCCAGTGCCAACCGCAGTCGCAACGGCAAGAAGCCTAAGCGTAAGTAGTCAAGACCAAGGGAGTTATCCTATCTTCCTAGTAACACTTTCCCGTCAGTGTGGTCGAAGGCGGGGCTATTTGAAGGAACCTGTTTTTCTTTGAAGTTAAATCTTCGCGTCTGGCAAAACGTAGAGGAACAGGTGCTGCGACACCGTTCCCGTCCGGTGATCCTGAAGGCGGGGCTAATTTAGTTTGCGTGTTGGGGGGCACTCCCTTCACGCCTTTTTACATGGGAGCAATAATGAAAGTTATAGATAACAAAGCATTACTTATGAGATTGCGTGATCCGGGTAGAGTTACCGATGTGATACCAAAGAGTAAGGAGTTATCAGGTAATCGTGTGGTTGTTAACTGGGGCGTAGACGAAGCTCACGTACTCAAGAACCTAAATATAAATGTACCTTCGCCCATTGAGGGTAAGTACAAATGGACGGGTAAGTACAAACCTTTTGAACATCAGAAGACTACAGCAGGATTTCTGACCTTAAACAAACGAGCGTTTTGTTTTAATGAACAAGGCACAGGCAAGACAGCCAGTGCTATCTGGGCAGCAGACTTCTTGATGAATCAAGGCAGAATCAAACGTGCTTTAGTCATTTGCCCTTTATCTATTATGGACTCAGCGTGGCGTGAAGATTTGTTTAGCTTTGCCATGCACCGCAAGGTGGATATAGCCTACGGTTCAGCAAAGAAAAGAGCCGAGATAATTGGTGGAGATGCCGAGTTTGTCATAATAAATTATGACGGTGTAGAGATAGTGTCTGATGCCGTAGCCAACGGTGGGTTTGATCTGGTGATCGTAGACGAAGCAACTCACTATAAGAATGCTCAGACAAACCGATGGAAGACCCTTAACAAGCTACTTGGTTCTGACAAATGGCTCTGGATGATGACGGGTACACCTGCCGCACAAAGCCCTTTAGATGCGTACGGTTTGGCTAAACTTGTTAACCCGAAGTCCGTGCCACGGTTCTTTGGATCGTTCCGCGATCAAGTCATGTACAAAGTGACTAACTTCAAGTGGGTTCCTAAGCCCAGTGCTACGGAGACAGTCTTTGACGCACTACAACCAGCCATACGGTTTACCAAAGACGAGTGCCTTGACCTACCAGACATGGTGTATGTCACACGCGAAGTACCTTTAACCCGTCAGCAAGAGAAGTACTACAAAGAGTTAAAGAATCGTATGGTGATGGAGGCTGCGGAAGAGACAGTCACAGCAGCTACAGCAGCGGTCAACATGAGCAAGCTACTACAAATCTCCGGTGGTGCGGTGTATACCGACGACAATGAGGTAGTGGAGTTTGACATCAAGCACCGATATAAGGTGTTACGTGAAGTAATCGACGAGTCCAGCAAAAAAGTTCTTGTCTTTGTACCGTTCAAGCACACGATAGCCCTACTTACAGAAAAGCTACGTGCTGATGGTATACCTACAGAGGTTATCAGCGGTGCGGTAAAAGCTACTGAACGCACGCGAATATTCAAAGAGTTCCAAGAGACTAATACTCCGCAGGTTCTTGTTATCCAGCCACAGGCTGCGGCACACGGAGTAACTCTAACTGCGGCGAATACGATTGTATGGTGGGGGCCGACTAGTTCAGTAGAGACCTATGCACAGGCTAACGCTCGGATACACAGGGCAGGGCAAGACCATAAGTGTACTATTGTTCAGCTACAAGGATCTAACGTAGAAAAACGTGTATACGCATTACTTGATAACAAAATAGACACACATACAAAGATTATTGATTTATACAAGGAATTACTTGCATAAGGCATTATGTACCCTTATATTACCTTTCTCGGCAATGTAAGGAAAAGGATCATGGCTGATGTAAGCACCGTAAGCGGCGTACCACTACCGAAATTGACTGAGGTATACCTCAAGATCAAAGCTGAAAGGGAACGCCTGTCTACGGAATTTAGGGAAGCTGACGAAGAACTCGTTAGCAAACAAAACAAAATAAAAGGCGCACTGCTCGACTATTTGAAAGAGAACGACATCAAGAGTGTCAAGACAGATGCTGGTACGTTTTACCGTACGGTTAAGCAGAAGTACTGGACTAATGATTGGGAGAACATGCACAAGTTTATTCTTGAACATGAAGTACCAGAGTTCTTAGACAAACGACTTAATCAGAAGAACGTAAAGGAGTTCCTAGAAGAGCACCCAGACCTTCTTCCGAAAGGGTTAAACGTCGATGCAGAGTTTGCACTTACTATAAGGAAAGCGTGATGGAGCAATTAGTTCCGATTGAAGATGTCGCAAAGCATTTCAGCGTGTCATTATCTACGGCCCGTAAATGGGTACGAGATGGTGTTATACCTGAGAACATGTATGTCAAAGTAGGTAAGACGCATAGGTTTGCACTAGCACGGGTAGCTGAAGCTCTGTTACAGCAGGGGAGTACTGGAGTTGCAGAACCCACCGCAGTGTTAAACGAGTTTGACCCTACGGCGTTTGACCCTGATGCAGATGTTTGATGCGTCGAGTCAGCATACAGGGGAGTAGGTTTACTGGGTTAGATCAGGAAGTAGGTAGTACGTATATAGACGTAGTTATTGTGAACGCAGCGGCAGTATCGCGCTCGTACTATAAAGGTGACTACGACCCTAAAGCTAAACGGCTACCTACATGCTGGTCTAGTGATACCCAAAGACCCGCACCCGAAGTGCCGCCAGACCAGAGACAAAGTGCGCGTTGTATTGACTGCACTAATAACGTCCGAGGTTCTGGCAGTGGAGGAGGTAGGGCTTGTAGGTTTAGCCAGAGATTAGCAATTGTTGAAGAGCAAGCGTTAGACACTGTATATCAGTTACAAGTACCAGCCTCATCCATATTTGGTAAGGCCCAAGGTAGAAGCTCTATGCCTCTACAGGCTTACGCCAAGTTTTTAAGTGGGCATGGAACGCCCAGTGCAACAGTGGTGACGAGGATAAGTTTCGATACGGGTAGCCCTGTACCAAGACTCTTCTTCTACCCACAAAGACCTTTAGAAGAAAAGGAACTACAGAAAGTTAGGTTGATGGTGGATGACGATGAGACGTTAGCAGCGATTGCTTTCAACATTGCACCCCACAACAGAGGAGGTTCGCCCTTCTCTAAGACTGAAGGGTTCAACATAAATAGCCTAAGTTAAGGAGACCAACAATGGCTGATGAAAATATGTACTACACAATAGAAGGCGTAGAAGCCTTATACCCAAAACTAGATACTACTTACAAGTTTGACCAAAAAGCTGGTAAGAACGGTGCATCTGTAAAGTGTGACCCACTAGACGATGGTGCTGAGTATTCAATGTCTTTTGTTATGTCTGAGAAAGAAGCTAAAGACTTATACAAGGCAATGGCTGTGGCTTACTTGGCTAAGAAAGAAGGTAACTGGCCTGATAAATTTGCCCTACCGTTTAAGAAGAACGATGACGGTAACTTCATTGGTAAGTGTAAGTTGAAAGGTGCTTATGGCACTGATAAGACCACCCCACCACTGCAAGTTGACGCGCAGAACACTAAGCTGGCAGCGGATTTTCAGTTGACCAGCGGTAGTACCGTGAATCTTGCTTTCACTTTCGTGCCGTACAATATGCGGGACAACGGAGTTAGCTTACGTTTAAACGGCGTTCAGGTAACTAAATACAAGCCTATGGTTTCACGTTCGCCCTTCGGCGTTGTGGAGGGTGGTTTTGTAGTTCAAGAAGACAGCCCGTTTAGTGATACTACCAGTAGTGTCAGCAGCACCAGTGTCGAGTTAGATGATGATGACTCTGACGATATATTTGGCGATGAGCCAGATACCTCCGTAGTAGAGGAACCTAAGAAGGTCGTGAAAAAATCTGCCCCCGCACCCAAGGAAGATGGCACCGATCTGAGTTCTATTGTTGAAGGTTGGGATGACTAACCGCTAACAGTAACTCCACTATGGCTAGGTTTTACCGAAAAGGGTGCGCCGACACCCCTGCCATAGTGTCTTTCGGCATTGGGTGCAATTATGAATACAAGAGAATTTTTACGGTGGGTGCTACCCACTGAGGGTGTTTACGTCGCCCTACAATATAATTTAGCGTCGAGCGGAGTACAGCAAACATACTTTCACTCGATAGATGAACTAGCAGAAGCTACCGAGTATTACGACAGCAAAGGGCAGGACGTGTACTTTGCAATGAGTAACTTTGAGAAAGAAGGTACTCGCAAAGGTGAAGATGCCAAGCAGATTAAGTCGTTCTTTTTAGACTTAGATGTTGGCGAAGACAAGGTGGCTGAACGCAAAGGCTTTGCTACACAGGGAGAGGCGTTACACAGACTACAAGAGTTTCTAGTAGCGTTAAAACTACCAAAACCTCTTGTAGTTAACTCTGGGCGCGGGATACATGTCTACTGGGTCTTATCAGAATCTGTGCCAGTAGAGCAGTGGAAAGTAGTAGCTGACCAGTTTAAGCGTAAGTGCAAAGAGTTTGGGCTTGAGATAGACCCCGCAGTACCTGCTGATATAGCACGAGTGCTCCGCGTAGTAGGCACATGCAACCACAAAACCAACCCCCCTGCACCAGTAGAACTTATCGGTAAGAAGCCCGATACGGTTAACTTTGACTTCTTTGCCAGTAAACTGGGGATGGACACGATACCAGTTCCTACGAAACGTACAGGTATGGATGG